ATGCGCGTGTTAAAAATCATTTGCCCCGAATGTGGTGCCCAAGCAACCATGAGTAAAACAAACCGGAAACATCCTGAAATCTCAGATCTTTATTGTGTATGTGCTGATATTGAGTGTGGTTATCGATTTGTCATGAATTTGACTTTTTCCCATACATTGAGTCCCAGCGCCAAAACGGGTGACAAATTGTTGCGGACCGTCATTAATAACCTTAATCCCCAGCAATGTCAGGCTGCACTCGATTTATTGAAAGTTGCCGGGCATTAATTCACAGATTATTTCGGCCAAAATCGGCTATTGCCTTATATCCGAACTCATCAGAACTAAACCATTCGCCGCATTTTATTGAATCCGCAATAATACATTTGATTCGAACAGACAGGGTTAAATACCTCAATTTAATCTTTAATCAAATGTGGAAACACAGCGGCAAAGGATTGCCACCCGTTGATAAGTGTAAACGGCTTATTTAACCCGTAATGATGAAAAAATTGAAACCTGAGCGGTAAGTCAAATATGAACAGATTACAGCAATTAACTACATTCTTACGAGAAAATTTGCCAGAGAACATAGGTAAAACGGAATTCACCTGTGAAACGGGGAAAATTCGCTTCATCCAAGCTCAACGGGATTTAGGGTTGGGGCAATACCAGATGTTTATCCAGAAATATGACGCGGTGACAGCAGCACAGCATATTGCCAGTGTTGAAGGTTATGTGCTGACAGTCGGTGCAACTAACGCCGTAATCAAGGCAGCACAGACTCTGCGGGCAAATACCATTGGTGACTTCTCACCGCCCTATCGGGCGATGCTTCTTATTTCGTTAGCCATTGCTCGATAGTATCGAGACTTACGCAGCTTCCATAAGCAGAGACGACCGTCCAGCCGCCTTTAATTCCAGAATGCCTTTATCACGGATATTGAGAGCCGCGTTTAAGTCGCGGTCTATATCCGTAGTGCCACAAGATGGACAATCCCACTGACGAACCGACAAAGGCATATCTTCCGTTTTATGACCGCAACAATGACAAGTTTTAGAGCTGGCGTACCACTGATCGAGTTTTACCAGGTGCTTACCTTGCTCTTTGGCTTTGTACTCCAGCTTTACAACAAAGCCATGCCATGAGGCATCTGCTATGTGTTTAGCCAGTTTGCGGTTTTTCATCATATTGGCTGATTTCAGTGTCTCGACTATCACCGCTTGGTTTTCGTCAACGAGAGTTCGAGAGAGTTTGTGCTGAAAATCAGCGCGAGCGTTCGCTACTTTTTCATGGCATTTGGCGACCAGCAATCTGGCTTTCGCCCGATTAGCACTGCCTTTTGCTTTTCTAGATAGCTGACGCTGCTTACGTCTGAGGTTTTTCTCAGCCCGTTTTACAAATCCTGGATTGGCTGTCTTTCTGCCATTAGATTCAATGGCAAAGTGGGACAGACCGAGATCGAGACCTGTTACCTTGCTTACAGTGTGAGGTAAATCAGGCGCTTCTACTCCATCATCAACAAGAATTGATGCGTAAAATTTACCTGTTTTACTCAAACTGACTGTGATGCTTTTTACTACGCCACTGATCTCACGGTGAATATTTGCCTTAACAGGCTGCATCTTCGGGAGTTTGATTGCACTATCAAACACCTTTACGCCCACACAGTGGTAACTCGATTGCTTGCCGTGTCTACGTTTGAATTGTGGGTACTTGGCTTTCAACTTTGGGTTAAAAAAGTGATCAAAAGCTTGGTGAAGATTGATTACGGACTGTTGTAAAGCAATTGAATCGTATTGCTTCAACCATTGATATTTCCGTGATTTCTTGGCCGCCGCAAGTAGTGGTTTTATGTCTTTCTTAGGGTTCAGTGTGACACCCTGCTTGCGGTACATATGGGACTTTAAATGTAAAGCTTTGTTATACGCAAAACGCACAGCACCAAACTGAGCCATTAAAAAGTCAGCTTGTTCTTGTGTTGGATAAATGCGTACTTTTGTTGCTCTTAACATTTCAGTGCTCACCTGTATAATGGCTTTATATTATTGACTTAAACAGGGTTTGTAAAGTGAACGCGCACAATAAAGAACTGTTTCAAGACTACCTCAGAAAAAGGCATAGTGTGAGCAAACTAGTTGTACATCTGGTGTTCACAACGAAATATCGAAGAAAGATTTTTACGGGTGTAATGATTGAGCAGTTGAAAGAGGCGTTTGAATCTGCTTGCGTAAAATTGGAGTGTCAGCTTATTGAAATGGACGGCGAACAAGATCATGTTCATTTGCTGATCTCATATCCACCCAAACTTTCAATCAGCGTAATAGTTAATAATTTGAAAGCTGTTTCATCTCGCATGTTGCGACTACAAAACACACACCTTACAAGACAGAGTCAAAGCTCCGCCTTGTGGTCACGTTCATACTTCGCTTGCACTGCTGGCGGTGCAACAATTGAAACGTTAAAGGCTTATGTGGAGAGTCAGGCGACCCCAGATTAAGCCGCTATCGCGTCTTAGGCCTTATATCCCCGCCCTCATCGGGCGAGGGTTTACGGCGAAATTGCTAAGTTCGGACGTTGGCAGTGGGCAATTTTATCCGTTGAGGGAACACAGCCGAAAGAAACCTCTGGGCAGATTATGTTACCCGTCTGGCCGAATTGCAAAAAGGTGAAGCAGTTGCATCAGTTCAATTAGTGCCCTCGCTGTGGGGTCATGAAGCGGGTGTATTGGCGGGTCGTCTGTGTAATCGTTCTGTCACTGTGGCAGACAGCCCGGCACGTGTGCAGACAAGGCCATTGACAGACTTGGGCAAAGCAGATTTTCCGTTTGATGGTACAGGCAAGCCGATTGATTTGGCAACATTGCAGGCATTGGAAAAACTGCGTTAAGGTCAACCTGTCCATCACTGATAACACCGCTGTTGCCCAGACTCAGGGGGTGCCGGATGGCTATATCTCCGGTGATGTAGCGGCTGAGGATGAAATTGAACTCAGTACCAAATATCTGGATATCGTCACAGCTAAAGCGCGTGCGGCAGGTTCATGGCGGGGCATTCAGCCCGTTGATCTGATGTGGCCCGCTAAAGCAGGCCACGAAGAAATGAAAGTTGAGGCCTATGGTTGCAAACTGATCCTCAGCGATATTCTGGATGTTGATCCTGATGACCCATAAAGTTAAATTTGTGGTTACTTCACCTGATTTTGTCCGTATCAATGGCATTCCTTATTTGGAAGCAGAGCTAACTCGTAATCTGATTGGTTAAACCGATCAAATAAAAGTGATGGGCACGGAAGAATATAAGTCGTTATTTGTTGCATTTATATAGTTATATAAATGTGCTTGGGCAACTTATTGCATCAGGGACGATGCTTACCAAAAACAACCTAATAAATAGACTAAAAATAAAGGCATTAAATCATGAATAAAGAGAATAAAGTTGTTACTTTAGTTATTGGTGGTAATGAAATTAAATTTGAACCGAATATCATTGCCTATAATAGTATGATTAACGATATGACAATGGATAATAAAATTGTGCCGGTAGTCACTTATTTACGCTGTATTATTCAGCCTGCCTCTAAATCTGCATTGGATAAATTATTGCAAATTCCCGGTGCGGCAATGCAATTGGTTGAAAAAATCAATTCAGAATATGCACCAAAACTGGAAATTGAAATAAAAAACTAAATTCGTGGGTTAAGGCTATCGAAAATAGCTTATTTGAACAGGCCTTGACATTGCGTCGTCATTATTTACCCAATGAAAATGATGAAACGGAAAATTTAGAAAGGATGCTATCGCATGAGCCAGATTATCACCCTCGCCCTCAATGGTGAGGCCATACCATTGAAAAGCCTGACCGTGACCCCTTCGGTCATGTTTCAGGATCAAGACCAGAGCAGGCAGTCTTCCAGTACCGCGGTGGCCGAACAGGGCATCAAGCCGAAATAATTGCACATCACAGGCGTTATTCCCTTTACCGAACAGAAAACTTTCTCGCTCCTGTTTGCACTGGCAGAAACCAAAGAAAATGGTCAGTTGAAACGCTACCGGGTCGCCAATTTGACCGCACAGGCCATCAATTTTCGCAAGGGCAGACACTGCAACGCGCACGGTAGTTGCACGGGAAACTACCGTACAGGCGCCACGGATAAAACGACCGTCTTGGGCACACTACCCCACTGGCGGGCGCTATTCAGCACATCGCTGACGGTGATTACAGTCTGGCGACTGCCTCAAATCTGGTTGCCAGTGTGGGGAAAGAGGCCAATATTGATGTCGGCCAGAAGCTGATAGAAAAAATCGGCCTGCTTCGCCAGAGCATCGCGGGTGTTAAGCAAGAAATCGTTGCCCCCGTGGTCTGGGTGGGCAGCCAGCAACTCAACGTCATGATTCTGATGTTAGACACGTTGGATGTGGTCAGGGAACTGGCCGAACTGACCGCTGCCCATATCACAATAACAGGCACCCCGGAGAACGCCAGCGCCATTAGGAACATGGCCTATAAATCCGATGGGCTGAAACAGAAGTATTCGCCTGTGATTGGGTGAATACTGTCCATTTGTGTGAGATTCTCTACGCCATACCATGGGTTGATATTTTATGCTATAGGCATTAGACTGACTATGTTGGCTTAGAGATATCGCGCTATCGTCGAGGCTACCAATCTCGTAAATAGCACAGCGAAAGACAAACTCATCAGAAGTAAAAACAAAAAAACCAACCTCACCAGTTGGTTTTTTTGTTTTCATCTACTAATCAGTTTAATTGATTGAATCATTTCAAAATCAACTTATAATCTATCGTTGTTGGCTAGACAAGAGAACTGGTCGCGCGAACGTTTGATATATAGAAAAGGAATTCAGCGTTTCGTAAATTCTGCGGGACGTACAAAGCCCTGACTGAGTACAGGTGGTGCTGGCTCAGTGCCTTGACCAGAGCGCGATATCTCTAAGCCAACACTGACGAGAGCCAACCGGACAGGCAGTGTAAAGGCAATGGCTGGTAAGTCGTGCTCCTTAACAGGAGTAAACGGGTGAGAGCATTTATTGATACTGCAATTATCGTTCTCAAGGCGTTAGTCGCATTTTTAGAACTGATCCGTACATTTCTGAAGTAAAATAACGGAAACGTAGATAAGGCCATCGGGTTAACCGCCCAGTGGCCTTTAACATTATGGCTCACGATCAAGTCTACTGAAGCTTATCATTTTTACCACTCCACAAACGTAACCAGACACATACAGCGCCATTCACTCATCAACTCACTACCCATGTATTTAATTTGGATCGCGTCCCACTCAGTTGACTCAATGCAATCTATCATATATGATAAGGTAATATCGAACACCTATCATAGATGATAATTACAAAAAGCAGACATGAGCTGGAATATTGATTTTTACCACGGAGTAATGGATTGCATTCTGGATATGCCCCCTAAGATTCAAGCAAGAATGCTAAAACTGCTCGAATTAATGGAACAGCATGGTGCTAACCTTGGATCTCCACAGACTGAACCTTATGGGTAATGGTTTGTTTGAGCTACGAGCAAAAGCGCAGGAAGGAATTGGTCGAGGCTTATTCTGTTACCTTGATGGCTCGAATATCTACATTCTCCATGCTTTTGTTAAGAAGAGCCAAAAAACACCTAAGAAAGATTTAGACTTAGCCAAAAGCCGCATGAAAGAGGTGAAAAAATGAGTCAACTACAAGCCCTTAAAGCTAAAGCATTACAAAACCCAGACGTGAAACAGGCTTATGATGAATTGAATGATGAATTCGAACTCATCAACACATTGCTGAGTATGCGCACTGAGGCGAAGTTAACTCAACAGCAAGTTGCAGATCGAATGGGAACTAAAGAAAGTAACATTTCCCGACTGGAGAAAGGAAAAAGTAACCCAACTTTAAGCACACTGGTAAATTATGCAAAAGCCTGTGGTTTCCAGCTCGATTTCAGCTATCGACGCAATAGTTAATTATATGATAAAAATCTATGATCCCTACCTTTTTTGCAACACTGATTTTTGATTGATGTTGGCTTGCTGAAATCTATCCGGCGTCACTATGGGCAGGGATGCCCGCGCCTCGATGAGTTCCGCACCTGATAAGGCTAAAAAGCCGCACGGCTTCAGAGAGCCATTTTTTATGTCAGGATTCCATCAGGTCGATAAGCCGTTCATGTCATCAATAATCAGTCTTCGCAAAACCAGATTGGGAACTGCTTTAATTAACGATTAATCTGCCAGTCAGACTGGCGTCGTCGTTACCTTTCGAACACCGTTTGCCGTGTTGTGATTGCCCAGGCTATACGGGCTAATTTGTTGGCCAGCGCACAGGCCACAACATTTGCGTGTTTTCGCTCAAGCTGAGCCTTTACCCATTCAGCCAGCCTTCCTGACTGATAATCGATTCTCTGGATAAAGACCCTGGCGCACTGGACCAGTAACCGTCGCAGATTTTTGTCTCCGCGTTTACTTATCCCTAAAAGCGTATTTTTGCCGCCCGTGCTGTACTGACGTGGTACCAGATCGGTTGAAGCAGCAAAATCCCGGCTACAGCCATACTGCTTACCATCGCCCAGCTGCGATGATAAGACGCTGGCAGTTATCGGACCCACGCCCGGTATGTCTGAAGACGCTGTCCTGTTTCATCACGTTTCAGCTCTTGCTCCAGTGCAGTCTCAAGCTCGGTGAGCTGTTCGACAAGATAAAGATAATGGGCATGTAAGCGCATCAGCAACTGTGCCAGATAGGGAGGAAGTTCGTTCTCTGCCAGGACGGTTGAAAGTCTTTTTATCACGGCGGTTCCGATCGGCATACTGATGCCAAATTCCAGTAAAAAAGCCTGCATCTGATTAGTGGTTTTAACCCTGTCTCTGACCAGTGATTCCCTGACCCGATGCAGGGCGCGCATAGCTTGTTGCGCCCTCTGTTCGTGGTTGCACAAATCGCATGGAAGGACGGGGTGCAGCTTCGCATATGGCTTCCGCATCCACAAAATCGTTCTTGTTGCTCTTTACACAAAAGGACGGACAAATTGTGGCGAAATCAGCTTCGCTTCGTGACCAAAAGCAGCAATCCGGCGAGCCATAAAGTGAGCACCGGCGCAGGCTTCCATTACAACAGTCGCTGATGGTGATCCCGCTAAAAACCCCATCAGTCTGGCGAGGGTAAATTTTTTACGCAGCAGGGCCTTTCCTGATTTGTCCTGACAGTGAACGTGGAAAGAATGTTTGCCGAGATCAATACCAATAAGCGTAACGTTTTGCATGATGGCCTTCTCCTGAAAGAAACACCCTGCCAGCATACCGCTCACAGGGTGGTGGGAACCATCTCATTATCCGCCAATCGAAGCGACGGAACGCGGACGCCAGTGATCCGTAAAATGCGAGTCGATGATAATAAGGCATGGAATTCTGCATTGAAAAGGGCAGGGATAGAAAATTTCAGATTCCATGACTTAAGGCATACATGGGCTAGCTGGTTGGTACAGGCTGGCGTTCTATTATCTATTCTACAGGAAATGGGCGGCTGGGAGTCAATCGAAATGGTTTGTAGATATGTACACTTGGTACTAAATCATTTAACCGAACATGCAAGACACATAGATGTGATTTTTGACACTCACATTCCGTCTACGTCCTAAGCCTCAATTATGGCTCAAGCAAATAGCATGTAATTTACTGAAAAATTTGGTGGCCCCTGCTGGACTTGAACCAGCGACCAAGCGATTATGAGACTGAGTATAACTTCCTATCTATTTATACTTATTGTTAATTTTCAATAAATTATAAAATTTACAACTACTGTATAAATAACCAGAAATAACCTAGAATACTTGCCTACGGTATCCTATAGGTATCCTAGAGCCTGAAAACGACTCACAGGATACCCTAATCGCTTGGTAACAATAGAAAAGTGAAATGCTCACTTTTTAGTATAGAGAGGGGAGATGTGGAAACTTTCAAATTTACGAAAGCTAAACTAGAGAGCTTACCACCCGCAGAGCGTGGGCAAATTGAATATGGGGATACATTAGTAAATGGACTACGTATTCGTATCGGTACGAGCGGAGTTAAGAGCTTTTGTATTTCCAGAAAGAGAAACGGAAAGTTTATCCGCGCGACATTAGGTCGATTTCCTGATCTCTCCATTGATAACGCAAGAGCAAAAGCGCTTGAGGTTCTTGGTGAGGTAGCGACCACAGGCCAGAACCCAAACATAACTAAGCGTATCCATGAAAAAGCAACCGTGACGTTATCGGATGCTTTAGATACCTATATCTCTAACAGAGGGCACAGATTAAAGCTCGCTACTGCCAATCAGTACTGTTCCATACTAAAGAATTTTTCCGGTGATTGGATGCCACAACCGCTAGCATCCATAAGCAGGGAACGTGTCGAACTCAGGCATAAAGCAATCACAGAGGGTACTGTCTGGTTTGGTGCTGATAAAGTAACGTTACGTGCGGGTGTTGGAACTGGTAGTAACGCACAGGCCGATTTATGGGCGAGGTCATTAAGGGCTATTTATCGTTTTGCGCATGACCATTACCGAGATGAAGAAGAAAGGGTTTTACTTCCTGATCCACCTACCGCAGTGTTGAGCACAAAGCGTAAATGGCATGGCACGGTAAGAAAAACGGAGCGTATTCGAACACATGAACTTGTACGCTGGTTAGGTGCGGTAGCTGCTGTTCGGGAGAAAGCCGAAAATGAAAGGGATGATGTCGCAGTTGCTGTATGTGATGCGGTTGAAATGGCGATGTTTACTGGATTACGTAAGTCAGAGATTTTTAACCTTACTTGGGATCGTGTGAATATGGGAGGCCGTTATTTCTGGATAGAAACAACCAAAAATGGCGATCCGCTCGAACTTCCCATTACAGATACCTTGAGGAACTTGTTTCGTCGGCGTTTAGTGATGAAGCAAGGAGAACAGGATTTCGTTTTTCCTGGCCTGAGAGGTGTTATCAAAGAATGTCGCCATATTATTGAGCGAATCAGTGCGGCTACCGTTCCTGAACCAAATTTGGATATGCTCCAACCGATACCCTTCAAATGGCACGATGCCCGCCGCACGTTCGGTACAATCGCTGAATTGGTGGGAGTCGGTAACTATATTTTGAAGCGCCTGATGAATCACAGAACATTACGTAGTGCTGATGTTACTCAGGGGTATTTACATTTTGGTGCTGATGAATTGCAAGAACCTGCTAAAAGAATAGAACAAGCCATACTGGAACATGCAGGCATGGTAGAAAATACAAAGGCATTAGATCAACGAATTATTTCTATGCTGTCTGGAATGAAAGATGAGGATAAGAGAAGAATTCTTTTTCAATTATCAGAGCAGGAAGACTAAAAAGCGGATTATGAAAGATGAAAGTTAATACAACTTGATATTTAGTAGCTTGTATGAATACATGGCTTTGTTATGGCTAATTTTTATCCTTTCTGTATAAAGTGTTATACAAGGTGGCTTACTATTTTTGATAGCCATCTATAAATAATATATCACCACTGATAATCAATAATACATGGTGGTAAAAGTGAGCATACATCCTTCCGCAACGATCTTAGAAAAATTCACCAGAGCAGAAGCAGCAATTTATCTTGGTATTACCTCACAAACGCTTGCTAATTGGGCGTGTACAGGAAAAGAAAAAATTCCGTATCATAAGATAGGCCGTAAAGTTATTTATTTAAAATCAGATCTTGATGGTTATTTGGCATCTGCTCGCCGCGTACAGACAGCTTAAAACATAATGCATTTTCTATCCGCAAGGCTTTTTAACGAAACCTTTGTACATGGTTATTGAGCAATTTTCTTTATTAGGTATGGTGTCTTTTAATAATAGAAAATATCAATAACATATTTGCCTGAAAATAGTTGTTACTAAAGAAAATCATGAAAAATAAAAAAACGGATAATAGCCGTTGCGGATATCCCTATGCCAAAAATCGGAAAAGCAATATTTTAATTATCGGTATAACAGTTCACTTGACCCAAAAAGAAAGGGATAGCATGAATAATGCTATCCTTAATCAGCTATCTTCAATAGTGGGAGTAGAACACTGGGATTATTATCGATTAGTTGGTTATTGCTCAGATGATACCTTGGCTCTGCGTTGGCGGCGTTTGATTTCAGCTTTAACGGAAGTAACGATAAATTGTGCTTTATTTTCACCTTCTTCAATATATTTTTCCATCTCTTCAACAACTTCATGTGGGAATCTTGCATTCAGTTGTTGTGACTTAGCGTTCTTGGAACCAGTTGCCATCATTGAACTCCTTATACTTAGGTGCAATTCAGTATATATTAAAAAACCTATAAAAAATATATTGATGAACAATTCACTTGATAGTAAAGTGAATCGCACCTTGAGAGATTCAAGACAGAAAAAGCAACGCCCCGAAGTGCTTGGAACCACTATCGAGGCGTCTAACCACAACGTAAAGGAGACTTACGCGATGGCTGGCATACAGCATACCCAAACTCGCCCTAAATTTACATGCCTAATTGCGTTAAGCAATCAACGACTAATGCATCCACAGCGCCTTATCATCATTCTGGCGGGTATTTCCTCCCTGAGATCCGTTTTTCGTCAGGAGGTGCGCCGTGGGTAAAAAAACACTTTCATTAAAACAGGCAGAGTATCGCACGCGGCTAGCAGCTTCTGTTTTCACGTTTATTCTCGAAAAGTCACCGGAAGAATGCACTATTGAACTCAATAACCTGATTTTGCTGGCGCGTGATATCAATCAGGAAATACAGCAAACATTGTTGAAACATACACCACAGCCCTTGTTGATGACATTGTTAGGTTATGTGGTGAACAGACCTCAGAAAGCGATACCGTTAGATCAGGCCATGTATCGGGCAGGGCTAGCCATATCGTTATTTGAAGTGATTCTTGATCAAATTGGCAGGGATTGCTCCGAAGAACTGCGCGATCTGCTGGCGCTGGCTTGTGATTTTAATCAAGACGTTTATCACGCACTGTGTGCGGCTGTCTATGGGGAAGAATAAATCATGAGTCAACGCTCCTTACAGCCTAAAAACCCTATGGAAAGCCGCCCGATAGACGTTATTCGAACTGTGAAACAATCCGCCATGAATCACTGGCAAAGCTTGTTAACCGCCTGTGGCGTTGATGTTCCGGCAAAGGGGAAGCATGGCGCTTGCCCGATATGCGGAGGCACTGACCGTTTTCACTTTATAGATGATAACCATCATGGCGACTGGCATTGTCGCCAGTGCGATCAGCCCAATCACGGGGATGGTCTGGATTTAGTGGCAAGAGCTAAAGGTATCACTATTCTGACCGCCGCTAAGCAGGTTGCTGATGTATTGGCAATGCCATTCCCTGAACCCAAACCAGTTAAAGAGCAGCCCCGAACAGTGAAACCCATTGCAGAACGAATCGCGGAGCTGGTGGCAAAATCGATAAGGGGAGAATCTCCGTATTTGGCGAAAAAGGGGCTGCAATGCCCCAATCAGCGGCTATTACAGAATTCTCTATTGCTGGTAACTCAGACACTGGACGGCACTATCACGGGCGCTCAGACCATCAAACCGAATGGTGAAAAGCGCCTTGTCTCCGGTACACAGAAGAAAGGAAGCTTTATTCTGGCATCTGAAATTATCGGAACGCCGGACACCATCATCATTACCGAAGGCTACGCGACCGCGTTGACTGTCAGCCAGTTACATCATGATGGCACGGTACTGGCTGCCATTGATGAAAGCAATTTACTGAATGTTGCCGAATTGGTCAGAACTCAGTGGCCTGAATCGAAAATTATCCTTGCGGCTGATAATGACTGGCATAAGCAAGGGGAAAAGGACAAAAGCGGAAAACTGAAAAAGAACGTGGGCAAAATTGCAGCTGATAAAGCCGCTAAAGCTATTAATGGATGGGTAACACTGCCACCGACAGAACACAAGGCCGATTGGGACGATTATCGCCAGCATCACGGCATAGAGGCAGCAAAACAGGCATTCAGCAACGGATTATATCAGGTTGGGGAGAAAAAACTCATGGAAGCAGAAGCGGTAGTGATCCACGAAACGAAGCCCAAAAAGGCCACTAATAATCTGGCGCAAATGGCAGCCAGTCAACGCGGGGCATTATTGGTTGAACATTACAAAAAAATCGCGGTACATGCTGAAAGCGAAGCCGTTTATCACTATAACGGCACAACATGGGAAACCGTGTCGGATAATGAGCTGCGTCGCGCAATGGTGGCAATCTTTGACCAGCACGACACCCCGTACAGCCCAAACGGGATCAATAACGCTATCAGTGCCATGAAATTACAAATTCCGGTCATTGGCGAACAACGGTCGGATTTAATCGGGTTCAGCAATGGCGTGTATGCATTATCGACACAACAATTTACCCCACACCAGCCTGAACATTGGCTCATGAACCATAATGGCATTGAGTTTACCCAGCCCGCTATCGGTGAAAACTTGTCAGATCATGCTCCTGACTTTTACCGCTGGTTATCCCATGCGGCGGGGCAGAATGAAAACAAAATGAATCGTATCAAAGCTGCCCTGTTTATGATTCTGGCAAACCGTTATGACTGGCAGCTATTTATTGAAGTCACCGGCGAAGGCGGCAGCGGTAAAAGTGTGTTTACGTATATCGCTACCCTACTGGCGGGAGAGCACAATACCGCCAGTGGCAATATGAGAGCGCTGGATGAAGCGAGAGGCCGTTATCAGTTTGTCGGCAAGAGCTTAATTACGCTGCCCGATCAGGTTAAATATGTCGGTGAAGGCGCAGGTATTAAGGCCATTACAGGCGGCGACCTAATTGAAGTTGACGGAAAATACGAGAAGCAATTTTCTACCATCATCAAAGCCGTGGTATTAGCCACCAATAACGAACCCATGAGCTTTACCGAACGTAATGGCGGCATTGCACGGCGGCGGGTGATATTCCCGTTTAATATTCCGGTTAAAGAATCTGAGAAAGACCCACAGTTGCCGGAGAAAATCAGCCGGGAACTGCCGGTGATTATTCGCCATTTATTAACAGAATTTGCCGACCAGAATAAAGCTAAGAAACTGCTACAGGCACAACGCGATTCCAGCGAAGCATTAACGGTGAAATGTGGCTCTGATCCTCTCTATCGTTTCTGTGGTTATTTGGTGTCTGGGGAGGATACCGCCGGAATGAAAATGGGGAATAAAAATATCAGCCCACGCGCACCACGAATGTATCTGTATCACGCTTACCTGTCCTTTATGGAGGCTTACGGTTTTGAACGCCCGTTAACACTGACAAAATTTGGCGAGTCGATGCCGAAGATTATGCAGGAACATCGGAAGGATTATCAGAAAGTGAGAACTAAGAAAGGCTATTCTTATCATGTTGAGTTGTCGGAAGACGCGGAAGAATGGCTACCGTCAGTACCTGAACGTCGAGACGATTAAGTCTGCTACATAGAACTTTTGGATTTAGGTATACATACTATGCACCATTTTATATATATAATTGTATTTAAGAGAAAATAAAGGATGTATAGTTATTTTTTAACTATAGCAGAATCAATATAATCAGACATAAGTCACATGCTTTGTAAACAGCTCATCAATAGAGCATCTTTCTCGTCTTCTTGTTGTTTTTGTTTCAGCCCATTTGTTTTCGATAGGATTTAAATCTGGGCTGTAAGGCGGAATCCATTCCAACTGGCATCCGTGATCGGTTATCGCTTGTCGCGTGTCACCGCGTTTATGGAAAGGGGCATTATCCATCACAATCACTGTCCCCTTAGGGAGCTTCGGCAACAAATCTTGTGTCAGCCAGGCATGAAACACATTCGCATTAAGGGTTCCGGCAAACAAACTTAAGGTCACAAAGGTATTTTTAATGATAGCACCAATGGCATTAATACGGCCTTTGTGCTGCCAGTCATGTAAACCAAAACAGCGCGACCCTTTTAACGAATAGCCATGCGTACGTGGCATGGACTGCTCAAAGCCGCTTTCATCCAGATAAACAATCTGTTTGCCCGCCTGCTCATGATGGCGGATACGCTCGCCAAATACCTGACGCGCGTGTTCGTCAGCGGCGGGATGTTTGTGCGTTTTTTTTGACGGTTATTTTGAGTCGTTTCAGGGCGTAATGGATAGCCGATTGTGAGACACCCAGACGTTTTGCTCTTTCCCATTGATAATCATCGGGATAATTTTTGACATCGGCGATAAGTGTCTCATCACTGATTTTCGTGGGCGGCTTATCACGTGTCATACAGGGTTCTATTTTATTGCACCACCGAAACAGAGTGCGGATAGAGACCTCAAAGTGGTCGCGGGTTTGCTCGAATGTCAATGCATGCTTGTCTTTGTATGCCAGTACTCTTCTTCGAAAATCTAGACTGTAACCCATCTCAATTCTACCTTGTCATTGGAATTTAGGTATTATGACATAGTATTATGATTCTGCTATATGCATCTACTCTACATTCTCTACATCAGTTAAAAAATAAAGGGTGTATAGGGTACACAGTGGGTGAATATCGTATTAATTGTCACAAGCTCAGATGTAACAAGGCTTTCAGGGAATTGTGCATAGGGTGTAGAGTTGAGGGGGCGAAAAAGATTTTTAGGGGATATCTCTGGTAGGAAAACTAAATTTTCTAATTTAATGTGCTAATTTTTCTGTTTAAGGAAGCAATCAGTAGATAAAAATATCTTTATATTTTGATATGTATCAAATCATAATTCAAATTGGTAGATTAAGTGGTGGTTTTTAGAGACTGTCTAACAAAATATTTTTTATGTCAGGATTATCAACACCACTTAATTCAATGTATATTATTATCACTGCATCATAGTTTTTTAATTACCATGTAATAGTTTTTATCATTATTGTTTTTCTTTATGGTAAATTAGGAATATAGCTATTGACAGTAACGGAAAGATAAATAACTATATGTTTTATTTTGATAAATCAAAAGGAAACGAAATGGCTAATATGATTTACATGACCTTAAATGGTAAAAAACAAGGGTTGATATCAGCAGGTTGCTCAACTTATGATTCAATAGGTAATAAATACCAAGAGGAAAACAAGGATAAAATATTGGTTTACTCTATAGATCACGATATTAATAGAGAACAGAATGTCAATCATCATCCTATAGTAATAACAAAACCCATCGATAAATCATCTCCATTATTAGGGGTTTCAATATCAAACAATGAGCACTTAGATTGTTTACTGGAAATATATAGAAATAGTTCAGCAGGGGGATTGGAAAAATTTTATTCTATCAAGTTAACAAATGCCACGATAAAAAACATTTCCAGCCATTATCCCAATTCACTAAGCCACAATGATATGCAACCATATGAAAGCATAACAATTTCATATGATAGCATAACATGGACACATCACATTGCTGGCACATCAGGCTACAGTATAAGAGAAGAGAATGTATTTTAATTCTTCTCAACTAGAAACAAAATGGTACGGTCAGTATCATTTTGTTTTATCTGTATAAACAAATTTCCTTTACTCCAAGATTCGCTTCCATCTGTATTCCAATATGCATTTATATCTTTTATATAACCTAATTTTTTAATATAATTTATTAATTCCACTTTACGATTTGGATTTACATCTGAAAATAGAATTGAATTAGTCATTGGTTTTACACCATCTGGTGAGTCATAGGATATGATGTAATTATTTGAAATAATGGGTATTTCTTTTATTTCATCGAAGGTGAATAAATTATATCTAATAAAATCATTTTTTGTGTATGAAAAATTACTATTTACAAATAAAATGGGAATGGTAAAAGTTAGCCCTAAAAAAAACAGAGCGATAAATGTAATTTTAATAAACTTATTCAAGTTCAATCCCCACGTCTCTCACTGCATGTATGTTATATCCTGTTCTATCTTCAATATGTATCAGCAAATGACTCCTATCTATATCAGTGATCGGTGATATAGTATTAAGAAATGTAGGCAAAGAAGAATAGTATGGTCTGGCATTATTAGGGTATTTTTGGGGATCAGGAAACAATAAAGGTTTAAATATTTTATTTTTATACTTTCCTATAGCACCATAGTAATCCCACCTTTTTAGCGCATCTTCTTTACTTATAGGTTGAAGCTGAGTTAAATAATCAACTCCATTTATAGCCTGATAAAAGCCAAGTAGATTTGAAACCAAATCTTCACCGCTGTATCCACTATCTGTATACCAATTAAAAGGAAATGAATCTTGATGCGCTTCAAATAGATGAGTGGTATACATCATAATAGTAAGTGCAACTCTTTTTTTATCATGTAAAGATAAACCTCTTCTTACTTTCCATCTTGTTATTTTAGATGTGCCATATTTTAATCCAAGACCCATGTATTGTGTGTACTTAATGGTAAAGTATGGTTCTTTAGTATCATCGCCTGAATTTATAGCAGCCATTAACATTCTGGCATCGTTACCTTTTGAATGCCCAGTATCTACCCATCCTAATTTTTCGGTATAAACTAACCTTCCTTCTATTACATCACTTCTACTACTCATGGGAACTCCTGTAATTTAGTTAAATACACTATAAAATTTTAGATTATCTAATAGTATAGAAAATAATTAATAAACTACCTCATAGAAGCCTTCTAACAAAAAGTTACCACTTTGTTGTATTGCACTAAAAAATAGGTTTCTATAGCATGTGATTCTATAATTACATAGTAGATTAGTAAATCCCAATCTCACTTTTTAGTAAGGATATATGCTTATATAAAATCATGTTAGATTGAAAGCGTATAGCTTATCTTTTTTAAAAGTAATGTCAGAAATTAACTATATACCCATAATTAAAATTTAAACCGCTACTTTTATATTATTGTATACACCTCCAACATATTCATAATTCTTTCTTATTATTTTTCATAGTGTTAAAAATCATTTACTGAAAAAATAGATTAACTATAAAAACATCATGAAAAAACTACTCGAACTACGCCAACAAAAATCCGATTTAACCCATCAAATGCGTTCACTACTTACCAAGGCTGAAAACGAAAAGCGTTCACTCAATACTGATGAAGCTAAACAGTTCGACGAACTGCGCAGCCAATCCGATACATTGAATGCTGAAATCGCCCGCTATGAGTCTTTGGCTGATGAAGAACGCAGTCAGGTAAAGACCCAACCGACCAGCAAAAAACTCAGTAATGATGAACTGCGTCACTATGTTCTGACTGGCGAAACTCGTTTTTTATCTACGGGTGTTCCGTCTGAGGGCGGCTATACCGTTATTCCCGAATTGAACAAACAAATCATGCAACAATTGACTGATGAGTCAGTCATGCGCCGGATCTGTACGGTGAAAATCACACGCAGCAATGAGTATAAACAACTTATTTCGGTCGGGGGCGCAGCCGTCGCCCACGGGGAAGAAGGCAAGGCGCGCGATGAGACTGCTACCCCGAAGATGGAAGAAGTCAGCATTAAGCTGTTCCCCATCTACGCTTACCCTAAAACCACGCAAGAAATTATCGATTTTAGCGATGTGGATATCTTAGGTTGGCTGACTTCTGAAATTGCAGACACTTTCGTTGATACCGAAGAAACGGATCTCGTGAGCGGTGACGGCAGTAAAAAAGCGAAAGGTTTCCTGTCTTATCCCCGTGATGTTAAAGCCGACAAAGGCCGTGCATTTGGTACGCTACAGAAGCTGGAAGCCGATACGCTTTCCGCCGATAGCCTGATTGACCTGAAATTCTTACTCAAAAATAAATACCGTAAAAATGCCGTCTGGGTTATGAACTCCGGTACAGCCGCTCAGGTACAAAAGCTGAAAAATGGCAATGGTGATTATATCTGGCGGGAACGTTTACAGGTGGGTGATCCCGATATACTGCTGGGCTTGCCTGTCCACTATCTCGAATTTATGCCAGATAACGTTATCGGTCTGGGTGACTTCAAACGTGGCTATTTCATTGTTGACCATGAAACGGGCATTCGTACCCGTCCTGACAATATCACCGAGCCGGGATTTTATAAGGTACATACCGATAAATATCTGGGGGGCGGGCTGGTGGATTCTAACGCAATTAAGGTGCTGGAAGTGAAAGCATCCAGCAACTAAGCAGAAGGGTGATAGCACCCCTTTCCAAGCCTTGGAGTCCATCAATGAAAAATGATTTTGAAATCCGCACTGCCTCACTGTCTGCCAGCAATAAAAAACTGACCGGCTATGTGATTAAGTGGAACAGCCGATCCCATGTGTTGTGGGATGAATTTGTCGAACAGTTCGCTCCGAATGCGTTTAACGTCAGTTTAGCGGCGGAAACAGATATCAGGGCATTGTACGAGCATGATCCGATAAACCTGTTAGGCCGTACCACGTCCGGCACGTTGCGACTTAGCGAAGATGCCACCGGATTACGCTTCGAGCTAACCCCGCCAGATACGCAATTGGGGCACGATGTATTAACACTGGTTGAACGCGGTGATATACAAGGCATGTCCTTTGGTTTTCGAGCCATTAAAGATCAGTGGGATACCAGTCAAACGCCTTATATCAGAACCGTGTTAGAAGCTGAATTACGGGAAATTACGATCACCAGCTTACCTGCCTATCCTGAAAGTGGCGTAGAGATTGCCAGGCGTTCACTGAATGCCGCTAAATCCTGTTCTGTGGATTTGCGTCATTACTGGCTGCAACTGTCCGAGGTGTAATGATGTGGCCTTTTTCGCGAAAAACACCTGAAACCCGCAACATGACGCTGGATGAGTTTTTCTCTCTGGCGGGCATGGCTAATACAAAATCGGGCGAGCATGTTTCTCCGTCTACAGCGGAAGGCTTACCCGCTGTGATGAATGCCGTTACAGTGATTAGTGAAGCGGTAGCCTCCATGCCTTGTTATCTCTATCGGGTTCAGTACCAGAACGGCAAAGAATCCCGCGAATGGCTGAGCGATCACCCCGTTGATTATCTGCTGAATGAATGCCCGAATGACTGCCAGACACCGTACCAGTTTAAGCGAACCTTGATGCGTCATTGCTTATTGAATGGCAATGCGTATGCGGTGATTGTCTGGGGACGGGATGGTCAGCCGCAATCATTACACCCTTATCCGCCGTCAGCGGTTGTACCCCAACGATTATCCGATCATAGGTTCGCGTATACCATCACCGAGCCATATAGCGGCAAGGTAAAAACCTATCTACAAGAAGAAGTGTTACATCTGCGCTATGCCACCGAAGATGGTTTTCTTGGGCGTTCTCCCGTTACTATTTGCCGTGAAACGCTGGGTTTGGGACTGGCACAGCAACGCCACGGCGCCAGCATCATGAAAGACGGCATGATGGCGGCGGGTGTGATTAAAGCCGCTGATTGGTTGGACGGGATCAAGGGAAGTAAGGCACTGGAAGCCCTCGAACGTTATAAAGGAGCACGTAATGCAGGAAAAACACCGATCCTTGAAGGCGGGATGGAATACCAGCAATTGGGAATGAGTAACCAAGATGCGGAATGGCTGGCCTCCCGTCGTTTCACTATTGACGATATCGCCCGTATGTTCAATGTCAGCCCGATCTTTCTGCAAGAATATTCAAACAGCACCTACAGCAACTTTAGCGAGGCATCCCGCGCTTTTCTGACCATCACTATGCGCCCGTGGCTTGCCAATTTTGAACAACAAATCAAAGCGGCCTTACTGATGACTTCGCCAAAGCGGGGTATGCGTTATCAAGTCGAATTTGATACTGCCGATTTGCTGCGCGCCAATCCGAAAGAACGTTTCCAGAGTTATGAGACGGCGATTAAATCCGGTGTGATGTCACCGAATGAAGCCCGCGAACGCGAAGGATTATCGCCCCGTGAGGGCGGTGATGAATTCAGTCAGGCATGGAAGCAAACGGTTGAAGTGAAAAAAACAGCGGAGAACAAGGCATGAGAGCAGGCAGATTGAGACACCGGATCACGCTTCAAAAAAACAAAAGCACACGGGATAAGCTTGGTGGAGTAATAAACAACTGGGAAGATATTGCCGAAGTTTGGGCGGAAGTCATCGCAATTAGCGGGCGGGAACTGGTCGCTTCTGGTGCCGTGTTATCCGAAGCTACCGTGCGTATCTGGCTGCGTTACCGTGATGATATCACCACAGCAAATCGCATTGTCTATCAAGGTGCCAGCACCCACGGAAAGACCTTTGCCATCGTTGCCGTTATCCCTGATCCGAAACACTCTCGCTTAGAACTGCTTTGTAAGGGAGGAGTGAAATATGCCTGATATTCCCCTGAGTGAAATCAAACAACATTGCCGGATTGATGAAAGCGACGCCCTTGATGATGCGTTATTAATGGCTTACGCCGAAGCCGCACTGGAAGTCTGCCAGCAACATATCGGCAAGCAATTTGATAATGGCTTGGCTTTCACGCCAGCAATCAAGGTGGGCTGCCTGCTTTATATCGGCTTGCTGTATGAAAATCGGGAAATGGCAACGGACGTCGAGCTAAAAGAAGTCCCGTTCACCATTAAATCGCTGTGGTCGCTCTATCGTGAGGTGGGCGTTTACTGATGCCGTGGCAACCGTTGAAACGCTGTAGTTATCCGAATTGCCGCGAGCGGGTGAAGTCCAGTCGTTGCCGGCAGCACCAGCGGGAAACCAGACGCCAGCAGGATAAGCAACGAGGCACCCGTACCCAACGCGGCTACAGCAATCGATGGGGACGCTATCGGCTGCACTACCTGAAAGCTAACCCGTTATGCGTTCATTGCTTACCGCAGGGTATTTACACGCCTGCCACCATTGTAGATCACATCATCCCGATACAGGGTGATAATGATGTGCTGTTCTGGCCTGCATCGAACCATCAAGCGTTATGCCAGACCTGCCATAACCGCAAGACCGTACAGACTGACCCCATCACCAAAGCGAAGCGCAAGCAGGGGATCTATCGGCAGCAGGAAACCGAAGCGACAAGGTATCGTGATTGGTTCGTCTAAGAATAATAACCAAATGAAATAACGGGATGGGGGTATCAAAAATGACAAATGCCCCGTTCAGCGGAACCGCCCCCTCCTTCAATTTTTACGTACGGCAGTTTTTTTGAAAATAAAACAACAAGGAAAAAAATCATGGCAAGAGCGCCGAAACCGCCAACTTACCTTAATGATATCGCCGCCAGCCAATGGAAGGCCAAAAGTAAAATTTTAAGTGAGCGGGAAGACCTAAACGCCGCTGACTGGAACAATTTAGAACTGTATTGCGTGAACTATGCCATTTACCGAAAGGCCGTGGCAGATCTTGATATCAGGGGCTTTAGCATTGTGAATAGTCAGGGCAGTGAGAGCCGTAACCCGTCATTGAGTGCCAAAGCCGATGCCGAAAAAATTATGATAAAAATGTCATCGTTGCTGGGTTTTGATCCCGTATCACGGCGTAAAAATCCGGTGGAAACCGAGGAAGAAGACGAGCTGGATCGCCTATGAACGAATGGGAGCAGTATGCTTTTGATATCGAAAACAGTAAAATTCCGGCCTGTAAACGCGTAAAACAAGCCGTGAAACGCTACTATAACGACCTGAATAACCCGCTTTATGTGTTTGATTCTGAGGTTGTGGCGCGTTTTATTGCCTTTTCCCGTATCTGTCCCCATGTCAAAGGCCACTTGCGCGGTAAACCCATCATTCTTGAACCGTGGCAGCAGTTCGCTTTTGCCAACCTGTTAGGATTCAAAGTCAAAGCGACCGGACGCCGAAAATATCGCAGTGCTTATATTCAGGTGCCGCGCAAAAATGCCAAATCCACCGTTGCCGCGATACTGGCTAACTGGTTCTTGGTGATGGAACAAGGGCAGCAGGATATATACACCGCCGCCGTGAGTCGGGATCAGGCGCGGATTGTGTTTGATGATGCCCGCCAGATGAGCTTGTTATCAAAGCCATTGAAAAAACGGGTAGCTATCCAGCAACACAAAGTCACCTATCCCAAAACTAATAGCTTGTTAAAACCACTGGCAGCCAAAGCCGCTACGATTGAGGGTACAAACCCCAGTCTGGCGATTGTTGATGAGTATCATTTACACCCTGATAACGCGGTTTACTCTGCCCTTGAGTTGGGGATGGGGGCACGTCCCGAAGGACTCCTGTTTGCCATTACCACCGCCGGCAATAATGTGATTTCAGCCTGTAAGCAGCACTATGATTATTGCTGCCAGATACTGGATGGCGAAGAACAGAACGAATCCCTGTTTGCCCTGATTTATGAGTTGGACGACGAGCACGAGATTGATGATGAAACCCTTTGGATAAAAGCGAATCCGAATTTGGATGTATCGGTAGACAGTTCCGCCCTGCATGACACTATCCAGAAAGCGCGAGGTATTCCCTCCCAATGGACGGAGATGTTAACCAAACGCTTTAATATCTGGTGTCAGGGTGAAACCCCGTGGATGGGCGTAGGCGCATGGAAAGCCTGCCAAAGTGATTATGATGAAAACGACCTCAAAGGGCTGGAGTGCTACGCCGGACTGGATTTGTCTTCAACAGGCGATATCACCAGCATCTGTTACACATTCCCCGTGGATAACGAACTGTTATTACTGACCCGTCATTACCTCCCCGAAGCCCAGTTACAAAATCCCGCCAATAGGAATCGGGCGGTTTATCGTCAATGGGTGCAAGCAGGTTGGATACGTACCACTGCTGGCGATTGCATTGATTATGACCGTATCCGTGATGATATTCTCAACGACAGCCAGCAGTTTGATATCAAGCTGGTTGGCTTTGATACATGGAACGCCACACACCTAAGAACGCAATTACAAGGCGCGGGGCTAGATGTTGAGCCGTTCCCGCAAACCTATATGCGCTTTAGTCCCGTAGCTAAATCGGCAGAGGTATTCGTGAACCGTAAAATCATTCGTCACAATGGCGATCCGGTGCTGGCGTGGGCAATGTCCAATGTGGTGATGGAAACCGACGCGAACGCTAATATCAAACCCAACAAAAAGAAATCCGCAAATAAGATTGACCCCGCGATTGCGTTCCTGATGAGCTTTGGCACATGGCAGAGTGAGCATGAAGAGTTTGCATTTAGCTTAAATGTAGAACAGCAGCAGAGATTAGCTAACTTTGATGGTATTTAGCTGATTAATTGATTTTTATAAGCTATCAAGCAAGGTGAATAACCATAAAATTAAGGTATTAAAAGGTGAGAGATCTCGCCTTTATTCCACCAAGTTTTATCAGTCATCAGATAGATTTTATTAATTCCCCGCTTGTTATTTTATGTCATCCTGCCATCAAAACATGCAACCTATCAAAAAGTAATCAAGCCGTACTCTCCAGATTGATGAACCCATTTTATTGATGTTCACTGGCGGAGAAGTATCCCACCGCCTTCATGTTACTTAGCAATGTGTATTGTTGATTAAATGAGGGAATTACTATGCAAGATAAAAAGCCTGATGTACCTGTTTCAGACGATAGCAATCTGGTTATTGTTACCACGCCGGAATATGTCAAAGATTCAATCAAAGAAGCCATTGATCAACATGCTGCAAGTCGTAATCATCCCTATGCAACTCATGTAGAACCGGGATTCGTTACACTTAGTAATGAAACAGATAGTGACAGTGAGTTAACCGCTGCAACCTCTAAAGCCGTTAAAAAAGCCTATGATTTAGCGGATACTGCCAATCAAAATACTCTTAATAATTCCGATCTCTATTTGGAGAAGGCGCAGAACGGGGCGGATATTCCGAATAAAGCTGAATTTGTGAAGAATGTTGGTGCAGTATCAGTAAATGGAGGAATTTACTCAGGTTATTTTCAATTTCAGCAGGTAGAAACTACTCCGAAAGAAAGTAACCCTGTGAAGCTGGTGTCTGCTCCACACCAAGAAGCAAATAAGCTAGTAGCTTTCACCAGTTATGGTTGGTATGCCAATTCTATTCAGACAGGAGTTGTGCGTGGCGGTGGAGCTGATACTTTGGGATATGCAATAGATATTAATGATAGACGTGCATTTGCAGTATATCCATGGGGGGTAAATGTAAACCCCAATAATCAACGGGGTGGTATAAGTATGTACCGACCTAGTGGTACATTCTGGAGAATAGAAGGACTTCCTGATGACGAAGCAACTCTACTTTACTTCATAGACAGGGATTCAACTGGTTCAATAAATAAATCTGTTCAACAATTACCAAAAGGATTTGGCACTATAATGTCAACTTCTCAACATTATGTTGATGCTAGTGGTTTTGTAAAAAAAATATCTCCAGTAATCAAAATGTTCTCTGATGGTTCATTTGAAACAAATGATGAGTCTACCGGTGCTACAGTCGAACGTTTGTCAAAGGGTACATATCTCATCAAAGGTGTTATGGGGTTCAATAATGATAGTACTTTAAATAGTATGGATGCACCACTATGTCAGAACAAGTTACCTTTAATCTGGATGAACCACGAAGTCCTACCTGATGGCTCCATTAAATTAATGACTTATCACCGTGAACACTCAGATGCTCCTGTATTCGCCAGAAATACACTAGAAGGTTACTCTGATGGTGATTTGATTGATATCCCCGAAGGCAGATTTGTTTCTATTCGAGTGCAAATGCCTTCTTCTAAGAGTGAATAATTGCAAGTTTAATTTTTCTGTGGATTGTTGTCGCTAATTCCAAATTGGATCTTCCTGCATGGACACGGACGTCAAACAACAAACTGTATTAGCCTACATCCTACATATAGTTAGTACCTCCGGTGAGCTTTGGTCTTCCCTTGAGTGAATAGCAGCAGTGGCCTATAGCACTCAATGAGATATAACACAAAAAGTTAAGCTGTTTTACTGGTTCACTTATTGAATTTGATAAACCAATTCATTAAAGTAGCCCCGCCATTGGCAAAATCCAATGGTCAAGGTTTTGCAGCCTTGAATGTATCCCACTGGTAGGAAATTTCTACCAGTGTGTCTGCTATCGCCTGTTCAATGGCGGTTCAGGCAGGGGAGGCTTCGGCCTCACCGGTTGGATACATCCGGTCTGCAAACCCTGCCTTGAATCGCCACCATCAATTTTCTCAATTAATGGAAGGGGTAGCAGGAATGAATAACGTCAGAAATGATTGGCACCAAGCCGATATTATTGCTGCATTACGTAAGCGTGGTACGACCTTAGCGGCTGTTTCTCGTGAAGCAGGACTCAGTTCATCTACACTGGCAAATACTCTTAGTAGACCGTGGCCTAAAGGTGAATGGATTATCGCTAACTATCTCGAAATACATCCCTCAGAAATTTGGCCTAGCCGCTACTTTGATTCATATGGTCAACCCATTGAGCGTAAAGTGCGCAACAAGCCACAGGAATAA